ACAAAATGGCAAAAGGAAACATTTTAAAAGAAGCTATCGCTGACGCTAAAGCTGTTCGTGAAGTTGCCCTTGCAAATGCAAAGGCCGCTCTAGAAGAAGCTTTCACTCCAAAACTTCAATCAATGTTATCAACCAAATTATCTGAAGATCTAGATGAAGACATGTATTATGATGAAGATGAACAAGATACAGAATTAGATGAAATGGGAGATATGAATTATGATGAAGATGAAAAAGGAATGGATGAAGAAATCGATTTAGAAGAAATTCTTAACGAATTAGAATTAGAAGAAGGTGATGAAGCTGATGACGAAGAAGTTGTCGCCGAAGGTGATGACGAAGAAGACCTAGAAGAAATTCATAAACCTCATTATGAAGCTGATGAAGTTCACTTAGTGAACCCAACATCTGACTATGTACATGAGGAAGAAGAATTTGATTTAGATTCTCTTCTTAAAGAAATTAATAATTTAGAAACAGAACAAGTTACTTCACCAACTAGTATGGGTAGAATGCCTGCAAAAGATAGAAAAAGCACAATTGTGCCTCTATCTCATAAAAAAACAAATAAAAAAGTAGCAAGAACTACTACAGGCAAAAGCATAAAACAATCATCCCAAAGAGTAGGTAGAGCAGCAAATTCATTAAATGAAAAAAGTAATGGATGTAGAGAAAAAGGAATAAAATTGAAACAAGTTCAAACAGAACTTAATGAAACTAAAAAAGCTTTTTCATCCATAAAAAATGAACTTAATGAAGTTAATCTTCTAAATTCTAAATTATTGTATGTTAATAGAATATTTAAAGCTAATCAGTTAGATGATTCACAAAAACTACGTGTAGTTGAAACGTTGGACAAAGCTGGTAGTACTAAAGAAGCTAAACTAATATACGAAACAATCAAAGATACCTTTAAAGTTGCTAATAACAATAAAGTATCTAGTAAAAACCAAACGAAAACTATAAAAGAAAGTTTTAGAGGAATGGCTTCAAAAGCTGCTGGTGTATCAAGAACTAAAAAAACAGCACCTAAAAGAGCAATTATTTCTGAATCTGACAATTTAGTAAATCGTTTTCAAAAATTAGCAAATATTAAAATAAGTGAATAATCAAATAAAAATATATAAAACAAATGGGAACAATAAATAGTTTATTAGAGGGAGCAAATCCTTATAAGCAACTACAAAATGAAGCTGGCAAGTTAGCTAGTAAATGGGGTAGATCAGGCTTATTAGAAGGAATTGAATCTTCTACCGAAAAAAACAACATGTCCATTCTTTTAGAAAACCAGGCAAAACAATTGGTAAATGAAACCAACTCTTTAGGGAGTGCAGGTACAGGAACTGAAATCACTACTGGTAATTCAGAAGCATGGGCTGGTGTTGCTCTTCCGTTAGTACGGAGAGTATTTGGTGAAATCGTTGCTAAAGATTTAGTATCGGTTCAACCAATGAACTTACCAGCAGGATTAATCTTTTACTTAGATTTCCGATATGGTAACAATGATGTACAGGGTACTCAAGGAACATCACTTTATGCTGCATCTGCAGACATGACAAAAACAGAATTACCGGCACAAGGCACAAATAGTGGTCTTTATGGTGCGGGTACTTTTGGGTATTCAATTACTTCAGCATCAAAAGCAGCAATATATGTTACAGGTGGTGCTGCAGGATTTACAGCTGAATTAGCTAATGATCTTGCTGCAACAACAGCTTCATCAGGAGTATTAACAGTAAATGATTCAGCATCAGTTAATTTTGATGAAGACTTTATTAATTCTGTTACTGCTTTAACAAATGTTGAAGAAGTTAGAGTTTCAACAGCATCTTTTACTAATCCAGATTATGAAACTGTAAGAGCATGGGAAATGAAGAACGCTGACGGAACCGTAATAACTGTTTACAATCAGTTTACTAGTTATACAGCAACTAATGGATACGTAAGTTTCTTTGTAGAAAATGATGACATTACTCACACTAGTGGTGAATATGTTGCAGGTATTACTGTTACATACAAAACAACTCCAGATAACTTAAATGATAGAGGAGACTTTGAGGATGGAATGAATGCTGCTGCTGGTGGTATATCTACTCTTAATATTCCTGAAATTAATGTTCAGTTAAGAAGTGATACAGTTGCTGCTAAAACACGTAAATTGAAAGCACAATGGACTCCTGAGTTCGCTCAAGATCTTAATGCTTATCATTCAATTGA